AACCGGCGCAGGAGTCAGTGCTGTATTTAAATTCGCCATTACGAGGGTTGCACCGTAAACGTCAACGCTTTCGGAATCTTGGTAGGCGAGGTATTCAATACGTCATCGCTGATCGCAACCAGCACCTGCGTCGGCCCAAGCGGGCCGGGAATTGTCCATGTCAGCAAGCCCTGCCCAGCGCCAGTCGCCACGGTGTAGGCTGAATCCAGCCCCGGACGCTTCACCGCACGCTTACGCCCCCCTGTCGCCGCATCGCCGCCATCCTCAACAAAGGCGTTGACGATTTTGGCGTCCTTGTCTAAGTCGCTTGCGCGGTTGCCGAGCGATACGGCGAGGGGGAATCTCATTTTTACTCTACCTTCGCCAGCCGCAGCGTGATCGGCGTGCCATCCTTGGACACGGCGGCAATGTCGCCCTCACGCGCCATGATGTATCGCTTGCCGTTCAATTCCAGCGGTTCACCAGACTGGTATTTGCCGAACGTCACCCAATCGCCAACATTGATCCGCATCGGCACAAAATAGGCCAATTCGTTGTGGCCGCTCGCGTCAAGGATGGTCGTATAAATCCTGCCGGGGCCGGTTGCCACCACGCGACCGCAGGGCAATTTACGTTCGCCGCCAGTCAGGATAATGCCGCCGTTCGATTTTTCCTCAATCGCCTGCTCAATGACGACGATATCCGATAGCACGCGCAACGGAAAATCTGGATTCGATACGCCTTCGGGTGCGCGAGTCGCTTCGGCTTTGGTGTAGGGTGCTGCGTTAGTGTCGGGCAAGTTTTTCTCCTTGTGGTTACGTTAAAAGCCAGAATACGGGAAGTCGTTATTTACGCTGTAATTACTACGCACCGCCACTTTTGAGATGAGCGGCTCATAGTTCGCAACCTTCAGCAAGTCCTTACCGTTTTTCGCGTCTCGCTTCATATCCGGCGATGCAGGAACCGCGAACGGGTAATACACGGCGAGATTGTCCACGATTGCGGCCTCATAACCGGGAGGCAACGCAACGTCAGTCGTCGCTGTAATCGTTCCCGTCAGCACGCGGCGAACGGAAACATGACACTCAAACGCGGCATACGGGCGCGGGTAAAAGTTAAATGTGCCGTTCGGGAAGCCATCGTTGTAGTAACAGATTTCCGGCACAGCATCTACGGGTTTGTATTGAACATCGGCATAAGTCTGGTTATCAACGAGCTTGCAACCGTAGTCAACATTCGACAACCGATTAAACAGGTAATCCACCGATGCCGGTCGCCCATCCGTCAGCAGCGCCGTGGAATACGACGCCGTGCTAGGTGTCAGCGTGAATGTTTCCTCCGTGATCGTGTAGAGCAGCGGCTTCTGTGCGCCCCACGATTCCAGCATCCGATTGAGCCAGCGCAAGGCGAACTCAATCTGATCTGCGTCAGGTTCCTCATTCGGCGCGGTGACAAAACGCTTTGCAAGCGCGTCCTTGACCAATACGGCTCCGGCTGTCATGTTGAACTCGCTTTCGTTTCATAATGCCCGACAACGGTTGAATAGGTATTGCAATGGGCGCAGCGACATTTGCCGCCACGAACAAGCTGGAATGTGCTGTTTCCGCACTTACCGCAAGTCCAGACAAAATCAGCAAGCGCCTCATTCTGCGCCACTAAATCTGGATTTTCGGTCTTTCCTTTACCGTCAACAAAGTCGAGTATTTCGGCCATTTACGCCACCGCAGCAGATTGTTTTTTGGCCTGAAACGCCGCACGCTCCTGCGCGTTCATATCACGCCATTTTTTCTCGCCAGCGCCGGTATCCGGGTCGTTATCGGCCTTATCGGTCACTTGCCCAATGCCCTTCATTTTCAGGTGTTCCTCAAGCGACGGTGCCGACAGATAGCCAACCTCGGCAAGATTTTTCACCCATCCGGTATTCAGGAATTGCGTCATCTCGCTATCGGTATGGCACATTTCAGCGACGATGGTCGATTTTTCCTTTTTGTAAACCATGCGCGGATATTCCTGATGCTTGTATTCGGGCCGTTCCTCCATCATGCCGTCCTCGCCACGCTTGCCGAAATACACGCTGCGCGGCGGTCGGTAAGTGGTTTTCGATACCACTTCGCTTTGAGGAATCCGGCTGTAGTCAATTTTCAGTTCCATTTTCACTCCTTTTCGTTTTGAAAAAGTGGCAGGGCCGAAACCCCGCCACCCCAATTACAGCAGCGTTACGCGCCTACTTGTTGCGAGGAAAGCTCAGGGTAAACCGAAGCCACACCCCACAGTCCATCAATCCGGTCGCCAACCGTATCAGTCGAAATTGCCGCCTGACGGAACACGCGAACAGAGAAACCATCGTAGGACTTGACCGCACCGAACCCGCCGAACTGCGCGAGGTCAACCATCTGAACCATCGCCAGTTCAAACGCATCTTCGTGCCATGCCAGATTGCGGACATAGCTCGTGGATGCCGTGCCGGAGAACGTCAACGCGCCGCCAGAGGTCGGGGATGCGGTGCAGTTCTGGAACGGGCCAGCGGTGATGATTGCCGGGGAAATGTTCAGCGTGAGATTGCCCGAACCGTCCGAGGATTGGTCTTGGATGCACACGAATTGCAGCAGTTCGCCGGTCGATTGACGCGTGACCGGATTCACTGCGTAGCAACCCGCAGCCGTGAACACATCGCCCGCTTTGACGCGAGCAGCAGCGGCAGCAGTCCATCCATTGGTAATCAGGGTGCCAGTGTTTGACCAGCCGGAGGTTAGGCCCTGATTCGCACCATTGACCGCCGGTGAACCACCCAGCGGGCCAACGGTATGGCGTGCCACGTTTTGCGACATGGCGATTTTGAAGCCGACCGTATCGGTCATTTCCATAAATACGCCGCTATCAAACTGCGCGTTCAGTTGCTTGGAGTTGTTGAAAAAACCGGCCAGCGACGGAACCAGTGCAGCGTTGCTGCCTTGGTCGAGCGCGTAGTAACGGTTGCCGTCACGCGGAGCCGAGAAGTCGTCCATCTTTTTGCCGAGATCGAAAATCGTCTGCAGGCTGTTCGGCGCGGTGCCAGCGGTGCCGGTCAGATTGCCCACCGTGTTTTTGGCGTTGACGTAGCACGACTGATCGACGGTTGTCGCCAGTTGCAGCATCTTCGGGTCAACCACGCGCTTGTTGAAGTCCTGCAATTTTAACGTCATGTCGGACGAAGTAAACGCAGTGTCAACGTGCTTCTGCTGGTCGATAACCAACGGGATGCTGGTTTCGTAGTAGGCTTGCGGGTCAAACGCAGCGCCAGTCGAAACGGTAAAGCGGGCTGGACGGCGCACGTTCAACGTGTCACCGATCTTCATATCGCTCTTGCCAAATTCCTTCTGGTGTTTGCGCGAGATACGTTTACCGAGAACCACCTGATTGTAAAGCGAGCGCAGGCAGTTGTTGGTATACATATTGGGGTTTTGGTATACGTTGCTATCGGACATTTTTATTACCTCATGTGTTTATCGGCCCACGCAAAATAAGCCGCAGTATCTTCAGGGGGCGTCGAAGATGACGCCGCGCGTGCCTGAGTTGGCTTGCCGGGGGTCGGAGCATTGGAGACTTTTGCAGCACCTTTGAGGGTTGAAACGAGTTGACCCAAAATTATTCCGTAATCATCAGGATCGGCATTGAAGAATTGGTCTGTCAGCGCAGGATTTTTGACCATGTGATACGCAACCAGCGGGCCATCGTGCATCCGGCGAATCATTTTGAACACCGGAGTAGGCACAGATATTTCATGCGCCCCTTCTGCCATCGTCGTGTCGTAGTCAGGGATTGTTTTCGCCACTTCGCGCTGCCGCGTCATAAATGCGCTCGTTACCGCACGCTCTGCTTGCTCTTGAGCCTGTTTCGCTTGCGCCTCAGTCTGCACCTTCGCGTTTTCGTTCAATATTGCGCGGGTGCGTTGTTCCGCCATCCACACAGCATCATCACGAATGTATTGCGCGTCACTTTCCCCATGCACATAGCTGGCCGGGTTCGGCCTGCCGTCGCCTTCCTGAGCGGCGTTTGGCGCGTTGGCATTGCCTTTGCCGAGAGCAACCCGTAAGAGTTCCTCATTCTGCTTTTGCAACGCTTCCCGCGCCTGACGTTCGGCATACTTGTCGCGGGTCAGTTCATCAACCCGTTTCTGCCAGCCTCGCGCCCGCTTTTCAGTTTTCTGCTTCTCTTCTTCCTTTACCTGCTCGTTTTTCTGCTCATCGGTTACTGCATCTGGTGTTTCAGTTTCCGCTGCGTCCGGTGCAACGGTATTCTCAGTGACCTCTGTCACTGTTTCGGACGGTTGCGCTGCATTGTCAGGAGCAGCTACCTGTTCATTTTGCTCGATTACCATTTCGTCAGGCATGGAATTCTCCAAGTAATTTTCACCCGGTGTATTAGCCCGCCGGTAGGCACTTCGGATGCTTTAAAACAGAATCAATCGATCAGTTCCACCGTCAGACCTTGCAGCACCATTACGTCAGTGCCGGTCGCCTTGGTGACGGTCACGGCAATCTCAATTTCCTCGTTGAGATATTTGTAAGTGGTCACGGTCGGGTAAGTCTCGCCAGTGATACCGCCCCAGCCAGCTTTTGCGCCTGCGGTGCCAGCGCCCGACATGAAGCCCTTGATCGTCACGCCGTCATTGCAGAATGCGATTTCCGAGTCAAAGTTGAAGTAGCCCAACGAGGCCAGAGCGCCGGAGGTGAACATCGCCGTGCCGCCGCTTCCGCCAACCTTCACGATGAGCGACTTTGCGTTGCCGCCATCGGTCATATCGACGTTGCCGACGATACGCAGACGCGCATTCAGCGGAATCACGCCGGGGGCGAGGCGCAGCGAACCGATAGTCTGGTTAGCCGTGCTGGAGCCGGAGGCAAACGACTCATTGATGCTCATCAGATACGAGCGGGTGCGGTCGCCAACAGCGCCCGACATATCGCAGATCGCCACGTTTGACGCGGCTGTCGCCGCCGAAACCTTGATGTATCCGGTCGCGGAAGGACGAAACGATTGCGGGTTGATTGAGGAACCAAAGCTCCACGGCAGATATTGACCGTTAGGGCTGCTCGAAAAAGACAGCGAAGTGGTGCCGCCAAGTGCGACCGGGCCAGCGAGAACGCTGGTCAGGCTGTTGACTGCAATCGGTGCCGAAGTCGTTCCAGCGGGGATATTGTAAACAGTGGTTGACATGATTAAGACTCCTTAGTGGTTGATAAATAAAATGATTACGCGGCTACAGCTTTGATAACCGCAAAATTGATAATAATTGCGCCAGTTTCAGCGGTTCCGGCAGCAGCATTGTTGTTGGCTACTTTGATCTTGAAAGAGCCATTCGCTACGGTTGATACGTAAACATCGGTATTGCCACCGTTTGACCCTGATTGCTGTGCGACAACCACAACGTCACCAATCGCAACGGCTGTATTAGTCACCGTAAACTCTGCTGCCGCCTCTGCCGCAAGGCTGGCGTTATTGGTCGTGATCTGGCCGGTTAGCTTGCTCAGAGTAACGCCCGTTGTGCGGTTCGTCGCCTGAGTTACCGCGCCACCTGCACCAGTTGCGTAACCAATACCGGCACCCGTTGCTCCTGAAGATGTGATGCCAGCGGTTGCAACAACGGCGTCAGTATTTACCGTGGTCGCGTTTACTGTGGTCACTGTGGCCAATGCCAGCGTAGCCTCGCCGGTTACGGTCATTTCCTCAA